TAGATATAGAATAGATATATCCTAATGTAGCTTTGCATGAGTAGAAACCATTACTGCAAAGTTTGCCAGATCTGATGAAGTGGTGAAGATTCCATTGTACGTTTTCACGTCCTGCGAAATCTACTTTCTCCTCATCTCTGTCGAAAGTGTTAGGCTCTATGAATGATAACTTAGTCATTACTAGATCGTGCATTTGCTCTTGCAAGTTATTATTGATTATGTTCTGCATATTTATCTCCTTGTATGCTTGTTAGTTAGCCTCTCATGTTGAATCCCATGAGAGTGAACACACCATTATGTTCAAGATACGAAAATACTGAACAAATGGTTCTGACTACAATAGTAATATTTTTAGGTCGGTCGGTATGGAGGAAAATATTACTATTGAACGAATCGCAAAGATAAGAAGGCATTATGTAGCGAATGAGGACAAAGTCCGAAGATAGCGAAAGAATGCCGATACAAGAGGTAGTCAGGTTCTTTGTTCCGTATAACCATCAAGCTTGATATAATCCCATGATGTTGTGTTCCCTCTCCCCTCAGTCGTTAGCGATAAGTACTTGATATTACTGATAATCTAAAATGCCCTTGACAAGTGTTATTATAGTGTTCCATAAAGAGGGGGTAAGGGGGTGTTCATGTTAACACACAGAAGAATAACTAAGAAACAGATGGCTTTAGTTGATACGATTGTAGCAAAAGGCTGTAGCATAAAAGAGGCATCTATAGAAGCAGGATATGCCACAGGTGATGCAGGTAGAGTGACAGCCAGTAAGACTTTGAGACTGCCTCATATCCAAGAGTATATGCAACAAAGGATTAGAGAATCTATTGGTATGAATGCTACGATAGCTAGTAGAAAGGTGCTTGACCTAGCTAGTTCCGCTAAGAGTGAGTATGTTCAGCTAGAGGCAAGTAAGGATATACTAGATAGGGCAGGGTACAAGCCAGTGGATAAGTCCATGAGTATAGTCACTGGGGGTATTAATGTCAGCATAGACTTGTCATAGTAGGGTGGGGGTCAAAAACTGGCACTTGCCTACTGCAACACGTCTAACACAAACAATATTATTCAGAAAGGTATGATATGTTTATAATGGTTCCCAAACAAATAGAGAAGATAAAAGATCCTGAAGAACGCAGAAAGAAGATGCGTAACTACATAATGAACTATGGAGATCCAACTGGTTTATTTGAGGACACATCTCCAAAGCCAAAACCAAAGAAAAAAATAAAATCTTTATTACGAGCAAGAGAGAGTAGTACATAATGACAGTAGAAGCCGCACAGTTTCAATTAGGCAGAGGAATAATAAACAGTATTATTACAGCCTTTGGTGCTGACTCTTTAGATGTTGTGACACCTGATGGATTGCCTGAAGAGTCTGTAGAATTCTTACGAAGAATGTTAGTTCATTATTCTGATAAAGATGCAAGGTTAGCAGAGGCTAAAGGCAATAAAACCTTAACTAATGATTTAAATACATATTATGAAACTGGTTTAACTAGCTATCAAATGTTAAACCAATTTGGTGGTGTAGGAAATTTATTTAGAATGGCAGAAGATAGAAATGAAGCCGCTGCAAGTTTAAAATATATTCTTGGTAGATTTACAGTAAAGCCAGTTACAGAAGATGGGATTGATGGTTTTCGTATTTACGATAAGTATGATTTTAAAAACAACGAAGATTATTTTATGAGTGTTTTGCCTGAGATATATCAGGTTGCAAAAGAAAAAGGATATGATACTTCAGGAGTTGATGGACAGTTATACATGACCTATAAAAGTATACAAAAAAATTTAGATAAAGATAACTCCAGTACTTTGAAAGCATTGGCACACCCAATACTAAGAACATTAGGTGGTTGGTTTATAGATGAAGATCGTCCTGAAGAAGATAAAATAAAAATAGATTTCTTTATTCCAAAGGAAAAAACAGAGCCACCAATGGAAGCTGACTCTGTTATGCCAGTTCGTTATCACGAAGAAGTGCCTGAGTCATTACCAAAAAAGAGACCAGAAAATTTTGCAGCTTATATTCCAAATGGTCCAATGGATACAAACAGACAAAGTAACTTAGAAAAGTTTATGTCTAGTATTATACCATCTGCACAAGCGGCAACTATAGATGAAGAACCACAAAATGTTATGACACCATTTCAATCAGCATTTGCAGAAGCTAGGGCAAGAGGTGATGAAACCTTTGAGTTTACTCGTAAAGATGGTATAAGTAGAACTTATACAACGGAGGTTAATGATGGCTAATAGTGGAATATATTGGATAGATGTAACATTTGAATGGTGTGTTGCATTGCTATATCAATGGGGTGGTATCTTAGGAATTACCTATGAAGAAATAAATGTATGGTTGTTTTGTGTAATACTGCCAATAGTATTATTTGTTTTATTTTTTGAAGTAATAAGACTTAGATTTAAGATAAGGGCATTGAATGGCTAAGACACCTGCATGGCAAAGAAAAGCAGGAAAGAATCCTAAGGGTGGATTAAATGCAAAGGGTCGTGCCTCATATAAAGGTGGCAAACTTAAAGCACCAGTTAAGAGTGGTGACAATCCTAGACGAGCTTCTTTTTTGGCTCGTATGGCAGGAATGAGAGGACCAGAGAAAGATGCTAAAGGCAAACCTACTAGATTATTATTATCGCTTCGTGCATGGGGTGCTTCAAGTAAAGCAGATGCTCGTGCAAAGGCTAGAGCAATATCGAAACGAAATAAAGCAAAGAAAAAGGCTTGACGAAACTAAAAGAAAAGTTGAAGTATTAAGGAAACAACTTAACGAAAGGAAGAAGCAAATGTATGGTAAAAAGATGTCATCACCTAAGAAGAAGCCTAGTGGTTTAAGTGCAAAGCAAAAGACACTACCTAAGTCTTTACAGAAAAAAATTGTAGCCTCAAAAGGTAAAAAGAAGTAATGGCAGTTAATGCAGCAGGTAATTACACTAAGCCTTCAATGAGAAAGGCTTTGTTTAATAGGATTAAAGCGAGTAACAAAGGAGGCAGATCAGGTCAATGGTCTGCTCGTAAGGCACAGATGTTAGCCAAACAATACAAAGCAAAAGGAGGTGGCTACAGATGAAGAAGGCACTAACCCCAAGACAAAAAGAAACATTAAAGAAACACAGCAAACATCATACCTCAAAGCATATGACCAGTATGAAAAAAGATATGATGGCAGGTATGTCGTTTACAGCTAGTCATAAGAAGGCTTTAAAAAAAGTTGGTAAGTAATGGCACTCGCTAAATCACAAAGGTCGCTTCGTGCTTGGACAAGACAAAAGTGGAGAACGAAATCAGGTAAACCTAGTACACAAGGGTCAAAGGCAACTGGCGAACGTTATCTACCTGAGAAAGCAATTAAGGCTCTTAGTTCCAGTGAATACTCCAAGACTACGGCTCTTAAACGCAAAGCAATTAGAGCAGGTAAACAAGTATCTAAACAGCCCAAAAAGATTGCAAGAAAAACGAAAAGCTATCGATCTTATTCATAGGTTAAAACAATGATGAATATATACTTTGAACTATTTAGGTTTTTTAATAAGTTAGGTAATTATTTTTATAATAAATACTGTAGGGCATTACATAACAAACAAGTGAATCGCAAAACAAGAGTTGTTAAATGACATTCTTACATACTTTAAAGGTTGAAGAGAGACGAATACTTCGTGAAGTTGTAAAGCGAGTTCACCTGAAACACCACCCTAAACAATTCTGTACTGATAGGGAAGCCGACAAAGTCATAGCAGTTATCGGTCCTGAAACTGTTGATGCTCTTTTGAGAGTCGGAGTTAATACTAAAATTGATAGAGTTTAAATACAAACCTGATGGTCAAGTCATAAAAGACTTTATGAAAGATAATACTTTCTTTCGTGGCATCAGAGGTCCAGTTGGTAGTGGCAAGTCTGTTGCTTGTAGTATTGAGATATTCAGAAGAGCATTGATGCAGGAGAAAGATAAGAATGGCAAAAGAAAAAGCAGGTGGGCGATTATCAGGAATACGAATCCACAACTCCGTACCACAACGATTAAGACTTGGCTTGATTGGTTTCCTGAAAATGAGTGGGGGAAGTTTATGTGGTCTGTACCATATACACATTTTATTACCCAAGCTGACTTGGAGATGGAAGTCATATTCCTTGCACTTGACAGACCTGAAGATGTTAAAAAATTACTTTCGTTAGAACTTACTGGTGTATGGGTCAACGAGGCTAGGGAAATACCTAAGTCAATTATTGATGCTTGTACTATGAGAGTTGGCAGATATCCTAGTGTAAAAGATGGTGGTGCATCTTGGAGTGGTGTTATCTGTGATACTAACAGTCCTGAAGAAGATCACTGGTGGTCAATCATGAGTGGCGAAGTTCCAGTACCAGACCATATAACTTTGGAAGAAAGTCGTATGTTGGTTAAGCCTGATAACTGGCAGTTCTTTACACAACCTAGTGGTATGCTTGAAGAGAAAGATGAAGATGGTTCTGTCACTGGATATAAGCCAAACAAAAATGCAGAGAACAGACATAACATATTAGAGTCATACTATCCTAACTTGGTACAAGGAAAGACTAAGAGTTGGATAGATGTTTATGTAATGAATAGGCTTGGTAGTATCCAAGATGGTAAGCCAGTTTATAATATGTTTGTAGCTGATACTCATGTTGCAAAAGAAGAAATACCAGTAGCAGATGGTGTGCCACTATATATTGGATTAGACTTTGGTCTTACACCTGCTGCAGTCTTTGGTCAAAAGGTAAGGGGTAGATGGAATATACTGCAAGAGATTGTAGCTTTTGATATGGGTATTGTCAGGTTTGCAGAATTGTTAAGAGCAGAAATAGCAACACGATATGCAAACTGTGAGGTGCATATCTATGGTGATCCTGCAGGAGACTTCAGATCGCAGACAGATGAATCTACACCTTTTCAGGTTTTAAGAGGTGCAGGATTAAGTGCCAGACCTACAACAAGTAATGATGTTGCCTTAAGAATTGAGTCTGTGGCATCTGTACTAAATAGAATGGTTGATGGGTTATCAGGAATTTTGATTGACTTTAGGTGTAAAGAATTGGTAAAAGGGTTTGAGGGTGGTTATCAATATAGACGTATGCAGGTTTCAGGTGAACGTTATGAAGATAAACCTCTCAAAGACCGATACTCACATATCCATGATGCTTTGCAGTATTTGATGTTGGGGTCAGGCGAAGGAAGGCAGGTACTAGGCATGAACAAAAAGATTGAACCTTTTAATGCTAGAGTAGAGTATGATGTCTTTAATCGTAGACCAAAGCAACAAAAAAGGCAGGGTTTATGGGCAAGAATGTAAGGAGAAGCTATGTGTTTACCAAGTGGTAGAAGTTCTCCTCCTCCTCCAACTAAAGAGGAGAAGGAAGAAGAAATGGAAAGAGAAGCAGTAAAAGAAATTGAAACTGAAAAGAGAGCAGATGCTCGACAAGATGTGCTTGAAGAAAATATAACTCGAAAAAGAAAAGGTAGTGGTAGACGATCTTTGCTTAGAGGTTCAGGTGGTGGCATAGGTTTCTACAACGAATACGATAACTAATGCACGAAAAAACTGTAGAATTAATGTTGCAAAGATACGAGAAAGCTAAGTCTGTACGACTTGAGTTTGAGGATCTTTATGATGAAATCTTTGAGTATTGTTTGCCACAACGTCAGGGATTCAAAAATTATTCTGCAGGTGAAAGACGAGATGACAAGATCTTTGACGAGACTGCAGTTGTAGGTATCCAAGAGTTTGCATCAAGACTACAAGCAGGATTAACTCCTAACTTTGCAAGATGGGCAGACTTTGTTACTGGTCAGGAAGTTCCTGATGGAGAAAAAGATGACATTAATAATGCACTTGATGGTGTCACTGATTATGTATTTGAGATATTGCAGACATCAAACTTTGCCCAAGAGATACATGAATGTTTTATAGACTTGGCACTTGGTACTGCAGTCCTTTGTGTTATGGAAGGTGATGCAGTCAATCCTATAAGATTCCAATCTATCCCATTACCTCATGTAGTTTTAGATACTGGACCTGATGGCAAAGTAGATCATGTGTATCGT